CGCTAGTTGTAATTGACTTTGCGCTAAAGATATTCTCTGCGTTTGAGAGAATATATTAGGATCAGCAACTGGTAGAATATCTATTCTATCATCAAAGTCTTGCATTTTAACTTCTCTAGTCGCACCAGGTACATCGTAAGGATATACTGGTGGAAGATAAGTTTTAAATACTTCTGCTAATAATTTAAATTCTTGTTTAAGACCAACGTATAGTCTTTTGTGGATCGCTGACATTACTCTTGAGCCACGTTCTAATAATGCAACCGTAGTACCGACTGCAGCTTGTTGATTCATATCGCCCACTTGCATATCAGCGATGGCCGCGAAACGTTGACCTGCATCTACAACTATACCCATCAATTGTAATAAAGTTGCATCGGGTCCTTTGAAAGGTAAAGTCATAAACTGATCTTTAATATTTCCGCCAGGTGCATCTACATCTCTAAATTCACCAGGTTGTAATGGCTGTGCATCGTCTCTAACTCTGATACCTCTAGATTTAAATCCAGCTGGTAAGTTAGCTAAAGTTCCTGCATCTAGTAATTGTCTTAAAGCTGCTGTTGCAGTTCTAGTTAAACCACCAATCATATGAATTAAACCAAAACCATAAAAACCAGTTCCTGGTAAAAATTTAAATTGAACAAAATAATTAATTTTATTTTTTCTTGGATCTTGTTGATTGTAGTTTCTTCTAATAGATAAAACTTTTTGATTAGCTTGTGCAATCGTTACTACATAAGGTAATTTAATTCCTGTTTCTTCTCCATCGGCACCTACATCTTCATAGCCATCTAAATCTAAATTAGTATGAATTTCAAATAAAGTATATTGATCTTCTTGAGCGTCTTTAGAAATTCCTTCAAGACGTAATTTAGTATCTTCTAATTGATTTTCTGTAACAGGAGGTTCACCTAATTCTATATCTCTATAAAATCCACTTACTTGTTGTTTTCTTAATTCGTTTTCTGAAATTTTAATTACTTGGATTACTGCTTCTGCATCTTCTAAAGAATTTGCAGAGTAAGGTACAATTAAATCATCAGCTGGAACAAATTTTGAAACGGCTCTTCCTAAAAGAGCGTCATAATAAACTTTCTTAAAAGTTGAGCCGCTTAGAGGGAGGTAGAAAAGCATTTGGTCAAATTCTGGTTCATATTCTTTCATCTGATCCATAATTTGCCAGTTCATAAAATCTTTTACACGTTTAGCTTGTTCTTCCTTGGGAATGTTAACATCCCCTAAAATTTGTGTTCTTACTGGTCCATCAGCTGGGAGTAACTCTTTATAAGCCTGCGCTTGAAATTGCGTAACTGCTTCCGCAAGAACAGGGTGATTGACACCAGAAGCTCCCCGAAATGGTTCTGTTCGTCTTTCATATTTAAATCCTAATAGTTCTAGTCCGTTTCTATAAGTTTCTTCCCAATCACCTCTGGACTCTTTGTATTCGGTATATTGATCAAAAAGTTTGTGACCCAATGGCTCCAAAACATTGTCCGGCATTGTTTCAGCCAAGTTTGCAAAATGATCTTGTTGAGGGTCTATTTCAGTTTCATTTGGGGCAAAAGAAATTTCTGCGCCACCTTCTTCATCCATTGCAATTTCCACAGGACCTGTAGGAGTATCTACAACTTCTGCTTTTTCAACCGTTTCTACAATCTCTTCTTCTGGAATTGCTTTAGGATCTATATTGGGTAATGATTTGTCTATTTCAGCCATTTTGCTATTCTACCTTCTTTTAAATAATGATTCAACACCTGACTCACTGATATCAGGGATTTCTATTATTGTCAAACTTACATCAGCGTCATCTTTAATATGACCCCCTTTGGCGTTTTTCTTACGCCCTTTAGGATCAAAATTCATTAGCTCTACTGTTTGGTCTATTTTTTTAGCTCCTTCAGGATCAGCCTCTCTCATAAATCTTGCAAACTCTTCTGCCACATTTGGATCTGAGATATTTATAGTTCCTGTGTTTTTAATTCCTTCTAAAGTCTTTGTTGGTTTGGAAGCTCTTTTCATTCTTGCAACCATAAGCGCGTTCTGTTGAATGGGGCCGATAACTGCTCCATAAATTTTCATTTGAGTTCTTTGATCTAAATCCTCATAAAGCATATTATTAAAAGCTTGGGGATTGTTTTCAACCAATGCTTCTGCTGCCATTTGGGCATCATACTTATAATCTCCTGTTGGAAATATATCATCTACTGCTGCTTTAATTTTAACTGGGTCTTCCCAAATTTGAACAGTCTCGGTTACATTAACTGGGTTTCGTAAATTAAAATCTTTTATAGCTTGCGCTGTTTCTTCTGCTTCAACAACATTTTGCGGTCTTTTAATTTCATTGGCTGTTGTAATGGCGTCTTCTCCATACTTATTCCAAATAGATCTAATGGCTGACCATAATCCTTTCGGCATTCCACCTTTCCACATTCCAACTCTTCCACCCGCTGCATAACCTCTTTTCATTTTAATCCAGTCTTCTAAACTACCCACGCCACTTGTAATTTCTTCGTTAATATCTTTATAATAATTATCACCACCCATTCGATAAACTTCTTCAGATTCTATTAATTCTTTTCCAGCTCTAGGTATTTCGATATCCGTTGTAATTTCTGCTCCGGCTCTACTTCCCATATCAGTATCAAAATATACTGCTGTATCTCCTGTACCTACATTTAGCTCTACACTAATATCAGGTTTGTCGGGGTGTTTATAAGTTCTAAATCTATCGGCCTCGCCTGTAACGGTTCCTTCATCCATAACTCTTTTTATAACCGCTTCGTAAAACTCAATTCCTTTTGACATTGTGTTATCTGCGGCTTGTGTAATTCCTTCACGGACAGCGGAGGGTTTAAATACATTAATGTATTTAGATAGCATTGGCATTGAAGCCAGACCAATTAATCCTTGTATAAAAGCTCGTCTATTCATCTCTATTAAAAAAGTTGTATATCATACCTTCTTCGTTTTGATACTTTTGATATTGACTAAGAGCACCTAATCCTGCGCCTGCTAACATTCCATAAGGACCTAGTCTACTAATTGCGGCAATAACTCTAGGGCTCATTCCCATTCTTAAAATTTTACTTGTTAGTCCAGGTCTAGCTTTTCCTACATCTGCAAGGTCAAAAGGATTAAAAGCTCTTTTTATTCCCGACATAATACCTGGGGCAGCACCTCCTCTAATTACTCCAGCACGTCTTGATAAAGGTTCCATAAAAGTTAATCCTAAAGCTGGGCCTAATGGATCAGTTAAAACTTCAGTCATTGTTTCACCTTCTTCTAATCTTTTAGCACTAAAAGGTACTTCGAATAAAGCCGTCATTGCTGGTGTACCAAAAGTTGTTAGAACAGGTTTTAAAGCTCCGGTAATTCCTAAAGCAGATCTCGTTCTACCTCTACCCAACTCTCTCGCTTTTTTATAAGCTCCAGGAATTTCTTGTGCAGAAAAACCTATAGAAGTTCCCGCAACAGTCTTGACTGGGTTTTCTTTAATCCATTCTGTTAAAGTTCCTTGACCTGCTTTGTCATCATTTAAAGGATTAACAAATTCTCCTAATTCTCTATTGTAAGTTAAAGCTCCAATTGTTCCTACACCTGCCGCAACTCCTGCTGCAATTTTTCCTGGTGTCCCCAGTTTTGGAAAAAGACTTAAAGCTCTTTGAGCAAAAGTTTTTAATTTAGGACTGTTAGTTTGGGAAATTTGATTTAAAGTTTGTTCAGGAGCTTTATCAAATTCAAGTTCCATTTGTTTCGCACACCCACCTCCTGCTACTCCTCCTGTTGCTTTTCCAAATCCAAAAACTAACTCACATACATTATCTTCATTCTTAGTAGCCTTACTTAATAAGTTGTCTTTAATACCTTTTAAAAATTGTTGAGGAATAACTCCTTCACTAGGAGTTTTCAACTTTCTACCTTCCGGATAACGATCAGTGGGTACTAAAATATCTTCAGCTAATTTTACTTCATCAGCAAAAAGTTTGTCCATATCTTTCGGAAAATTATAGCCTATTTTTTTTATATATCTCTCTACTTTATCGGGTTGATATAGTTTTGTTTTTTCTTCTCCAAAAGCTCCCTGTAATGCTTGAAATTCTTTTTGTTTTAGAACACCTGCCGCCGAATTTAATCTTGCTGAAATAACTCTTAAATTAGTAAAGGGCTCCTCTTTAACTTGTTTAAAGTGATCAATTGCGAAGGGTGATCTATCATAAGAGTATCCGGCGCCTTTGTTGTAGGCTTCTTTCATTAAAGTTGAAAAATTAATTTTTTGTTTTGTTACAGGATGAATTACCGATCTGTTTAACAATTCATCCATATCATCAAAAGCTTTGTAAACTTCAGGGAAATTTGTTCTGCCTGCTTTTAACAAATCATCATAGGTATATTTTTTTCCTTTGTATATAAATTCAGCATCAGTTGTACTTATTAGTTTTCCTGTCTCATCTAAAGTTCCTGGCATTCTAGTAAATTCAACTTTAGTTCCTCCTTGATTGACGTGCTTTATAGCATTATCCATTATAAAATATTCTGGAGTGCTTCTTGCACCTCTAGGAACACCACCGCTTCCTGTTGGTTTTACATTTTCAACTTCTTCTATAAGATCAGCTAACACCATACCTTTACCAGTAAGTCTTGCTCTAGAAGAAGGTATAATTAATTTACTCATAATAGGTTTAAACTCTATATACTCTGGTGTGTCTTTTAAAATCATACTTACTTGACTTTGATTTGTTCCAGTTAACTCTGCTATTTTAGAATTAAAACTAAAAAGTTCCTCTACAGGTTTATTGGGATCGGAAGTTAAAAATTTAAAAGCTTTTCTTACTTTATCTTGAGCAGATTCTAGCTTTGGAATATTATATTTTTTAAAATTTTTTACATCACTTGGACTATATGAACCTCTTAACCCTACTTGTTCTAATAGATCTTTCATTTGAACATATTTAAAACCTTTGTTGGTTTCTTCAGCTAAGTTTTTTAATTTAAGAAATTTTTGTTTTATAGTATCTAATTGTGTTTTTTTAACTACGTCTAAACCTAAATCTTTTTTAATTCTTTTAACTGTGGTTACATTAGTTTTTAACGCAGTAGCTACTTGTTGATTAGTTTTTCCCTCCTCAAAAAGTTTTTTAATTTGAGCTATTTTAGTTTCATCTGCTCTAACAGGAGCTATAATTTTTGGTAAATCTTCTTTTATAAATCTTAAAGCGTCAGCCTTAGTATTAAAAACTGATCTCTCTCCAGCTTTTCCTAAAAAACCAGGAGTTCCTTCAGGAATATTGTACAATGTTCTAAAACCAAATTTATTTTTTAATAAAGGGTTTCTTGGATTTTTAATTAATTCTATTTTAGGTTGGTAACCTGATTTGGCAGACATTATCCCCTCCTAGTGAAGAGCGAAGCAAGACCTCCGTTAGCGTAACGTACTCTGCCTCCGTGGGCGTAATACGGATTGTCTCTACCCATTCCAGACTTACCTGCTCCTGTATAATTTCTTTCGGATCTAGGTCTAGATGCTCTATAATCAGACATCTTTTGACCTGTATAGGCTTCAATTTTAGCTGTGTTTCTAGCATCTTCTCGTCTCGCTTCTCTTTCAGCTTCTTTTATTGCCGCTGCTGTATTTCTTTTATCAATTCTAACTTTTTGATCTTCTTTTACTTTATCTAACCAATTTGTTGTTGGGCTCAGAAATTTATCAAAATATCTTTGTTTTTTTGCTGCTAAGTCTTCCTCACTTAAACTACTCCATTGATTACCAAGATTATCATAAGTTTTTTGTCTTTTAGCTAATGTTTTTTCTAATTGAGCTATAGGATCATTACTACCAAATATTGACATTACATTTTGTCCTGCTAGAGGAGTTCCTTGTGCATATTGTAAAAGACCACTGCTTGGATTATTAACCATCGATCCTGCATAATTTTCATTCATAAAATTTAATTGATCTGCTAGGTCAGGATTGTAATTAAAAGCATCAGGGTTTAAAGGATTGGTTGCATTTGCAAACATACTTGCAAGACCAAAAACAGGAGCTGCTCCTTCTTTAAATCGCGAACCTAATTGTTTTGTTGTGCCGTACACATTACTTAATTTATCTTTTACAAAACCTAAACCTTGACTTACATTATCTTGTAGAAAACCTAAACTCGATTCTACATTATCTTGAAGATTTTGAAAGTTAGATCCTATTATGTTTTTAATTCCTAATTCTTCAACAGGTTGTTGAGAACCCATAAAATTTCTATACTCATCAAAATTTCCGTACTTTGCTTGAAGAGCAGGATTATTAATATACTCTGCTAAAAATTCTGTATCTATAGCCATTACACTAATCCACCATATTCAAATCTTGGTATTTCCGGTGTCGTTAGTTGCATAATCTCATCGACGTAGTTTTCCCAAAATGTCATATCGTATTTAACATCATTAAATTCTAATTCTTCTTTTATCGCTTGGACAAAAGCATCAGGGTCATTCGCATATCCTCTTCGATTACCACTAAAGCTTCCTAAATCTTTTAAAATTTCATAACTTTTATCTTCACCTACTAGGTTATCTAAATCATCCATTACACCCATATAAACTTTATCATTAAGACGCTTCGTCATATCTCCTCTTGTATCCGCGCCCATCGGTCCTTCGATATTGTCATACTGGTCATCACCTTTCCACCATCTTGGTCCTTTATCTAATTTCATTTCATCTAGGTCTGACAATACTTCTTGTTTAACTTTGGTATCTGCTACCATCTCCGCGGCTCGCGCTATGGTAGTCGCGGATCGTTTGCCTTCTGCAATATCCCCACCTGAATCTTTTACAATGTTTCTAATAGTTGGATTTTCAAATTGTTCCCCTCTCATCTTTCTAATAAATTTTGCATAGTTATCTCTTTGTGACCAGTTTTTAATATTACTTTTATCAATAGGTCTTTCAGAAGCAAGAATGTCATCAAATTTTACAGGGGATGGAATTGGAGTAAATTCACCAGTCTTACGATTTCTATTATAGCCATAATATTCTTTTGGAACCATTGAACCAATTCCTTTATTTGTAGGAATGTTATCTAAAATTTCTTGAATTTCAGCAAAACTTTCATCACCTCTTAATTTAATTCCATATTTTTTTTCTATCTTCGCTGTAAAAGGGTTATCTCTTTCTCGAATGGTTTGTGTTATATCCTCTACATTGTCAGTAATATTAGGACTCGTAGAAGATTTGTTTACAATTTCCCCTTCGTCTAAAAAACCTTTTGCAAAGTCACCCACTGTTACATTGCTTGGTGCAAATTCTATAAATTCATTTTCAATAATAGTTCGCTCACCTGGGTCAAGTGTTTTTCCACCAGTTTGTTTAAAATATTCAGATACAATGTCTTGCATCTTTAACTTACCAGCTTGAATGCTAGGTCTTGCTGCTACTAAAATTCTTAATAAAGTTTTATTCGCCATTAGTAATATGTTCTCTCAGTTCGTGGCAATACTTCGTCTTTATAATCTTCAGGGTGAACTACAAATCCTCCCTGTCTAAAACGCATTACCGCTTGTGTTGTACTGTCCACCAAATCATCGTGATCTCCATAAGGAAATGATGCACACTCTTCTATAACCTCTTCTGCGAATTTTTCATCGGGCGCCCAAATGATTCCCGACTCAAAGAGCGGGGAAACGGCGTTTACTCTAGCGTGTTTGTCTTGTCCTTTGCTAGGTGTGTAATTTATAACAGGAATACCAGCTTTTCGCAACTCATATGTCAAAGGTAGTCCAGCAGCTTTAGCTTCGATGATAACCGTCTCAGGATTCCAATATCTATACTGCCGAAAGGCTTCTTTGCGGAGTTCTGGAAATTCTACACGTTCCTTATAAGAATCTAACAGGATTAAATTAG